TATCAATAAATGAGCAGCCAGCAGGATTGTTGACGAAAGTCTGAGTTCCCACAACCATGTAGAAAATCTCAGCAGTCGCCACGCCACCCGATGCGCCGCGAATTTCAAAGATATTACGTCCGTCAGTGGTATAGAAGCCAAGTGGCAGAATTTCACCACGGCCCCAAACACTGTCGGTTACAAAGTCAATACGTGTTTTATCCCAGTTGAAAGAACACTTGACAGGAGCGCCTGCCATTTGCATTCCATCAAAGTATACGTTAAGCGATTCCTCAGATGGCTTCTTGAAGATAGTGGACATGAGCTGTCCAATTTCCTCATAAGCTGCCTTCTGAGCAGGGTGCATCCATGCGTTAGGAGCAAAGTCATTGTCGATACCAATACGATTGCCAATCTTGTTGATTGCCAAACGAGGTAGCGGCAATGTGAGAGCAGCCGAAGCTGCATTCACTCGGTTTGCGCGGATTTCAGGCGTGGTTGAACGAGAGAAACCAAGCCATGTGCCAGTGCTAGCATTGCTGTGATGGTATGGAATACCAAACAAAGCAGGTAGCGAGGTGGGTGCGCTGATGCCATTGGTAACAATGAAGTCACCACCAGTTACACCGGCAATCTGAGGTGTAATGGAGATGGTCTTGTTCTCAACGTCCCAGTTGGTGATTACTCCGCTGCCGCGATTGGTAGCAAGAGTAGAGTTGAAGACTTGAACGGTTTGTCCAAATCTCATCAGACGAGCACCGAAACCGTCGGTAGTGAGAAGAATTACGTTAGAGCCACCAGCAGGTGTATCCGACGTAACAGTTCCAATAACTCCTGTTCCAGCCTGCATCATCTGAGCATCTAGCTGACGACGCAGTTCATCTAGCGCAGTAGCAGTGAGACGACGAACACCGTTGACAATAGCCTTCCTATCATCATCGGTTGCCCACTGTGCTAGCTTTGTGTACTCGATGTTCTCAGAGACAAAGACGCAGGTAAGAACAGCCTTATCGAAGGTTGGTCCACCACCACGTCCCAAATCTCCACCATCAGGATTGAAATACTGGAAGCTCCCACCGGGACGCAGTTCAAGAGGAACTCGCATCTGGCGATTGGAAATCTTCTCAACATCTCGCTTCTGAATGTTAGCGAAGAATTTATCGTCTCTCTCAAAGAGAGTACGAATCTTCGGGATTACTCTTTCAAGCTCAAGTGCTGTGACCTGAGACTCAACAAGTGCCATGTTAGTTTCCCTCTAGCTCAATCTTGCATGAGATAGTCTATGCTTCTCATGCCCTTAGGAATTGCTTTTGCTGCGTCCCTTGTTGACTTTCCGCTTTGAGGGGAGGCGGATTGACTCCTGGTTTTGCCAACAGGTAAAGGACCGCGCTTATCTTTTCTATCAGTATCATCATCCCTTACTCTTTTACCTAGCCCACGCAGGGCTTCATTACGTGATTTCTTGATAATTGCCGGCAACAGAGTTTTGGCCTTGGACAGATAGGCCGATTGAATTTTGTCCATTGACTCTGTGCTAAAGTCATCGTTAAACGCTCTTTCCCAGAGCTTGTCAAGAATTGTTCGGAATCGAGTATCTGCTGCGATGGCATTCTCTAAATCGTCAAATGCCTCTCGCATAGCATTCTTTTTGACATAATCCGTCATTGACTCGTTAGGGTCAATATTCTTGTCGATAGTGGCTTTCAGAATTCTATCCGATTTATCGGTAACTGAACTCTTTGCTGATTCAAACTGACGCTCGACAAACGCTTTCTCACGTTCATCTACCTCAGTATTCTCAGTTTTTTCAGTACCTTTAGAAAGACGCTGGGGAGGTGTGAAAGCCTTGGTACCGAAAATATATTGATTAACAATGTCAGCAGCCTCAACCAAAGCCTCTGTATCATTAGCTCTGCCATCCTTGACCATCGTCATAATGGTATGCTTGATTACATTTCCAATAGTATGATAGTAAGCTGCTTCGTCAACCTTGTAGAGAGTTGGAAGATAGTTATCAACTACCTTTGCGAATGACTCACGGTCTGTGTTAAAGACGGCAGTAAGCAATGACTCAGTTGAGCCGCCCATAATATCTGATTCATAAACATCAAGCCGTTCTGATTTCTCAACGGCTACTTTAGCATCTTCAATCGTAGGAAGAAGATGCGTGTAGGCTCTCTCACGGTATATAGCAGTTTCGAGAGCAGGAAAGTCTTTGAATACGTTCGGATACTTTGCGAGAACTTCCTTACGACGAATAGAAGCTGTCAGTTCCAGCTTGTCTTGGTCTGGTTCTTCTAGTTCTTCCTCAATCTCATCTTCAAGGGTTTTCTCAGCCTCTTTATCTTCTTCAGGTTCTCCTTCATCTTTTTCTTTAGAATCTTCCTTTCCTTTTTTAGGAGCTTTTTCCAATTCAATAGTGTCTGGTTCTTCGACTTCATCTTCACCTAGAAGCTCGATGGTTTCCTCACGAGATAATGCCTTATCTTCGATAGGAGGACCATCTACTGTAGGAGGAGCAAAGAACGGATTCAAATTAAGCTTGTGTAGCAACATTTTCTTTCCCCGCTAGCGGCATATTAGAGCCACCGGCTTCTGGTTGTTGTGGTTGCGCCGCCATTTGCTGTTGCATCATACCTTGTTTGATTATCTCCATATGCTGCTTCATGTGAAGTAATACGTTTTTGTATCCGACTGGATTCTCAAGTTTAAGCAGTCGTCCTGCATCTGATATTAGGTAAGTACGGCATACGTCTGCTTCTACGTCATGGTTATCCAGGTCTGGGTCTACTTCTACTGATGGTATTTCAATAGGGGGAGGCTCAGGACCACCTTGCATCATTGACATAAGAACTTGTTCTGGGTCAGGTGGTTGCTGAATCGGTTCAGAATTAATAAGCATTCTAATTTCCTCGAATTGCTTCTGCCTGTCATCTTCACCAGGAACAATAAAGTCGTCTAGCCCAATAGCTTCGACTAGAGCCCTAATATTCTCAGGAGATGCGAGAGCCTGCAATATCTGAGGATTATTAACCTTCAGCAATTCCATGTATGTGTCTTTACGCTGCGACCAGGTGATTGGGAGGTTCTCGTTAGCTTCTAGTTCAACCCTACCAATCTTTCCTTCAAGCTCAGCCCTGCGAATGAACACATTAATGAAGTTGCCTTCTTCAGTCTGTTCAACAGATTTCTCATCTTCTTGAACTTCCTGAATATACATTGGAATGACTTTAGCAAATATAGTTTTCCAGAAGAACGTGAACATCTTCCAAGTATTCTGTAACCTTTGAAGGGCTTGAGCACGGCTCATTGAATATTCAGAGGCTGTTTTGCTACCCGCTAATTGGCCTCCGAACAAGGATGGTTGAGCACCTGATACTGTTTGCCCAAGCCCTTGAATTAGCTGAAAGAACGGCATTACTTCAGCACTTAATGTAGCTGTTCTAGTCTCGAAGAAGCCGTCGCTAACTGATTTGCCAGTCTTAGGAACGGCTGGATAAACACCACCAGGCATTGACTCAGCCTGAGAATATTTATCAAAGTTGAGAACTCCAGGGTCAGCAAATGTCTGCTGAATACCATGTTCAATGGTTTGCAGAGTTAGGCTGATAAGGTCGCTAGTAATATCTTGAACAGAAACCAATAGAGAGCCAGTAGGATAATAATGAACGTAATCTGCCATCGGGTTTTTAAGGACCGTCCAGCAGTCGTCAAGACTCTCATTCTCATCCTCAGCCCATTCATCATTAACGAGGACTAACTTAGCTCCATCTGGATAATACTTCTTGAGTAATTTAGTATCTTCTTCGCTAAGAGAATTGAATGTGCTTGGCCTAAGCCAGCAATTCCTAACCGTTACATTCTTTAGTGGATATTCACCACGATACTGAGGTGATAGTCTGGCCCACTGTTCATATGGGTCATACATACCACCCCCGGCTGGTCCTATCTTGGCTTCTTTAGTTAGCTTATCTCGAAGGTGTTCGTACCTTTCTAGCGCATTAGTATAGTGCGTTTCGTAGCTGAAGATGAGATAAGGAATGTCCTCTTGCTTCATCGCGTAGTTAGGTACCTTTACGTAAAGGCCACCATACACTTCGAGACAAATCCTGGATTTTGGTAGGGTTTTCTGGTCAACAAGCCTAGTTACAATCAGGGGTGACTTCTGTAGGCTTGGGTCTATCTTTGCTCCGCAATCTGGGCAGACTGTCTCGCCTTGGTTTAATATAAGGTCATGCAGTTCAATGTCATCATCATCTGGCTGATACTCATCAATCTCTTGCTTAGTGAATATATCATCAGGCAACGATTTACCGCACACAGCACATTGATATGCTTCTGTTGCCTTCTCTTCGTATTGGTCCTCTTTGTATGTTCCATACTTTTCATCTGCTTTCGGATACGAATAGCAGGCAATCATTCCTTCCGTCATGTGAACATACAGTGCGTGCAGCCACAAGAGTGGTGCATCATTATGACGATAGATTAGCTTTGCGATTTTATCTCCAGCCTTAGCAGTAGATAAGTCAATCGGGTTATCTGCGTCATCTGGGAAACACTTAATCCCTGGGATGCTAACGGATAACGCTGCGATAAGTGATTCCAAATAAGCGCGAAAAACGTTAATGGGCTTATCGTAAAATGCCTGGTCATTGGAGGCATTAGTGACTTCTTCATCCCAGATTCGCCAATCATGTGCAACCTCAGAGTACCAAACCCTAGTGAATCCTTCCCAGAGTAACTTTAACCTACGCCAGTTTCTAAGTTGCCGCTCACGCGCAGGTCTATCTTCCTGGTCTAACTGATTAGCAATGGTTTTTAGAAGGTCTTGAACCTTCTTATGTTCTTGCTCGCTTGCAAATTTAGGCATTACTTCTTCGCAAACTGCTTTCGCTTGGCTTTGGATGTCTTGTCAATAAATTCTTTAGCTACTTCAGGCGACGGTCCCGCACCTGTGGTGCGCTTCCTTTCTGGACTATGAGCCATCATCTGCATAAATCTATATTGTTTAGCTGATTTAGCTGGCATTACTTTTTACCAAATGCAGTCGATTTCTTCGGAGGATTCTTATCAATTCCAGGTCCACCTGACTTGGAATATTGAACAGCAGACTTCATCTTCTTTTTCATCATAGCAGGATTAAATAACTTTTTTAGCATCCCACCCGATGGCCCAATAGCCATCAGACTTCTCTCGCATTCATTAGTTTCATGCCGGCGCCTTTGCTGGCTCCGCCTGATTTCATCTCTGGTGTATTCTTTGCCTTCATAAATGGCATCTTCTTTTTCTTTTTAGCTTCAATCATTTTGCCTACTGCTGTGCCCGACGGTCCAATCGCCATCTTATGCTCCTTCTGTTCCCTGTTCAGTAATACCCAATTCTTGCTCTAATTCGGCAACGCTAGCAGAAATTCCTCCGCTTGGTCCACGAGGAACTGACGCAGCTAGCTTAGCTTCTTCTTCTTTTCTAGCATTTATTAATTGAGCTTCTCGTCTACTTTCAGCTTCTAGCATTTGACGACGGACAGCCCAAGGAATATGCTGCTGTCTAGCAGGTTGTGGCTCTTGATAAGCTGGTGGAGCTGTTCTCTCAGGTGGAAGGCTCAGCCGGATTACAGCATCATTTAGTTGACGCTTCTCATAATTAGCAATCTCTAATTGAATCCTCAATGTTTCACATGACTTGCAGATAGCGTTATCTTCCCGCTCTGCTTTGCAGTCAGGACAGTGAGGTTCAAGAAGATGATGTAGCCACTTTAGCATCACATTACTCTCGCTTTATGGAACTTACGCACCGGCTTCCAACCACCATCAGATTCAACTGCTCTCATATCACGATAGAATGCAGTCCAATCGTTTGTGTGATTCAGCCGGTTCACGAGTTCTTCTTGCTTTTGGACACGCTTAAATTCTTCAGAAGCAACTTCAAAATACTGTTCCGCAGCATCGACAATGTAACGAAGGCCATCAAGAGGGTCGTCACCTGTAAATTCTGCAATGTCCTCAATCTTCTTTTTGTCATAAGAAGCAGCTTTAATGGCATCAACCAATAACGGGCAGCACTTGAATATCTGTAGCTTTGGTATGTTTGCTTCTACTTCCGGTGCCATGAATTGGTTTAGATAATTCTTATACTCTGTCATTCCTTTATTGCGAAGAATCCACATTGATGTCTCTTCGTCAAATTCTGTTTTAATATCTCGTATGATAACTGGCTTGGGCTTCCACCTCAGATACTCATGGATTAATTGTTTTCCTGATATCCTAGAACCAGGAGAATTATTAGTAAGCTCAATTGGTACACCGAGAGCAGAACTAATTTGCTCCTGTATAGTATGCTCTTGACCACGCTCTTGTCCGGCAGACCGGCAGAACTTCACCAGCCTAGGTTTGTCAATGCTTATGAGTTCTCTAACAATTGGTGCCCATTCCTCAATCTTAGTTTTAATCCAGCTTTGCTCTCTATAAATATATAATCGTTTATCAGGTGATACCGCTGCCCATCCTAACCAGGTCATTGCTACAAATCCCCAATCACCAATTAGGAATTTGGGCCACCAAGCAGGAATCTGAAATTCGTCTATTACATGAACTGCATGTTTTGGTTCATCAGGATAATTCCTATCTCTAAATTCATCGAATACTTGTCCTGAATAAGCATCCCAGTCTCCGTATAACTTTGACTTCTTCTCGGCCTCTGGTAATGCTTCTAATGACTGCCGGTAAGCTGGGTCGATATGAGGATTATCAGCGAGAGTAGCGTGGATAT